CTCGCCTGGGTACCTGGAGCGAAGGAGAGCAACTGATGAGCGGCCACTACCGGTCCTACGACGACGACGGCAACCCGATCGACGTCTACGAGTTCCACCTGGTGCCCGGCTGGGGCCCCATCGCCTGGCTCCGCATGCGCCGCCTCCTCAAGGAGGGGTGGGAGTACGCCGGGAAGATGAACGTCGGTCTCCTCCGCACGGCCTACTTCGTGAACCGCCCCCTCGGAGAAGGTGACCAGGCGTGAAACAGCGCATCGACTGGTCCAAGCCCCAGCACTGCCGGGTGTGCCTGCGTCCCATGCGGAACCGCCGCGTCCGCAGCGCTGACGCCCCTGGGACTGTCGCACTGTGGTCGGACGGGGCATGCGAGATGTGCGCGAAGCGGATGCAGACCCCGAAGGCCCACCGGTCCCCGACCGTCCGTGAACTGGCGGCCGCCGGCCACCCATGCATCTCACCAGCACCCATGCCATCCCGAGTGAGGAGCTACCCGCTATGAGCGAGCCAACACCGAACGCCCTGGTCGTCAGGGAGGACTCGATGGCCCCGGCCGCCGTGCAGGCCCGCATCGCCTACGCCAAGAGCCTCGCCGCGTCGAGCCTCCTGCCCGACGCCTACCGGGAGCGGCCGGCCAACGTCCTGCTAGCCATCGAGTACGGGCAGGCCCTGGGCATCAAGCCGATCGCGGCCCTGAACGGCATCAACGTCATCAAGGGCAAGCCCACCATGAGCGCTGACCTGATGGCGTCCGTGGTCAGGAAGGCCGGCCACAAGCTCCGCATCAGGCAGGAGGGCATGAGTGTCCACGCCCAGCTGGTCCGCGCCGACGACCCAGATTTCACCTATGAGGTCGTGTGGGACGAGGCGCGGGCGCGTCGAGCCCAGTTGTGGGGTCAGCGCGGCCCGTGGTCCCTGTACCCCGAGCAGATGCTCCGGTCTAGGGCGATCACGGAGGTGTGCCGTCAGGGAGCCAGTGATTGCCTGTACGGGGTCATCTACGCCCCTGAGGAGATGTCCGCGGAGGAGCACGGCCCTGGCGTGGAGGACTACCTGGGGCCTGACGACACGGTCGCCCGGCTCCGGCAGGAGTGCGAGGACCTGGTGCACCGGTTCGTCAGGAAGTTCGGGGGAGACCCCGAGCAGATCGCCCAGGAGTGGATGGACCAGGGTGGCACCGCCAACCCGCCGGCGCTCACCGCGTGGCTGACAGCCCGCATCCCCCAACCCCAACCCCAACCGCAGGAGCCCGTCGACGACGAGGTCGTCGAGGGCGAGATCATCGAAGAGGAGAACACCAATGACTGAGACCCCAAAGTACGGGCAGGCGGAGGCGCTCGTGCGCGCCTCTGTCGGCCAGTGGCTCACCAAGGCGTCCAAGGCCGCCATGGACGACGCCAAGCCGTCACTCCTGGAGCACATGGGTCCCGGAGGCAAGCTCCACGCCTACGTCGGCGGCCTCGACGTCGGCACCGTGAGCGTGACTGACCCGAAGCCCCGTGAGGTCCTGGGGATCGCCGACGAGAAGGCATTCACCGCCTGGGTCAAGGCCAACCACCCTGACGCCATGGTCGAGACGGTCGCCCCGTGGTTCTCCGCCGCCGCGAACCTGAATGCCCTGATTGCCAGCACCGGTGAGATGCCCGACGGCGTCGAGATCACCGAGAAGACCAGTGCCCCGACGGTGCAGGTGCGCCTGTCCAAGGCACAGACCGCGAACCTCGAGGCCCTGGCCGCAGGGTCCGCCATTGCCGCATACATCACCACCGGAGAGCCTGAGGAGGCCACCAAATGAGCAACAAGACCACCGTTGAGGCCGTCAGCATCACCGGCATCAAGGCCGGCGACACCATCCTGGATGGCGACGGGGAGCGCATCGTCGTCGAGACGATCACCAGCTGCTCACCTCACCGCTTGGCTTACCAAGACGCGGAAGGGTATGGCCGTTTGGTCCTCTTGGACTGTGTTCTGCGCGTCGTGCCGGATGAGCCCGCCGAGGAGGAGTCCGCCGAGGAGCCGGTGTGGCCTGACGCCGACCTCATCCGCATCATCCGAGGCACAGAGAACACGATCCGCGTTGACGGTTCCCTGGCTGACCGTACTGAGGAGGGCTACTACCGCCTTCTTACCGGCCCTAGGAAACACGCTGCCATCATGAAGGGCGTCGAATGCGACTCGATCGAGGAGTGGGAGGAGGTCGTGCCGGTCGCCAAGTCCGCGATCCTCGCCATCCTCGGCACCACGGACGACGACGAGCCCGAGAACAACACCGACGACGTCGACGACGAAGAGGAGACCGAGGACGAGGATGAGTGCGATGGGTCCTGCCTGGCCTGCATCATCACGCGGCTCATCACCGCAGCAGCCGCAGGCAAGGGCAAGGAGGACGAGAAGTGAGCGCCACCTACCTCGTTGAGGTCATCACCTTCAACGACCTCCGCCCCGGTGACCGCGTCCTCTACCAGGGCGCCCCAGTCACCGTCACCGCCATCGGCATCAGCGCAGTCATCGCGTCCCTCACCGAGGCGACCTACACCACCGACGACGGCATGGTCGGGTCCATCCCGAAGATGATGTGCCCGCCCCTGTGCCGCATCGTCCCCGACACCCCACCCGCCCTGGAGGCCGCGTGAGCACCATCATCCTCACCGCCCTCGCATTCATCATCAGCCGCCGACGGAAAGGAGACAGGCCATGACCAGGCCCGACGCCAGCCTCACGGTCGCCGGGTACGCCTCCCGTGACCCCGAGCTGCGGTTCACGCCCTCAGGCACGGCCGTCGCCAACGTCGACGTGCCCTGGACACCGCGCCGCTTCAACCGGAACACCAACCAGTGGGAGGACGCCGGAGACACCCTGTGGGTGCAGGTGTCCGTGTGGGGCGACGAGGCCGAGGCGTTCGCCGAGAACGTCTTCAAGGGGACGCTCCTGACGGTGACCGGCCGGCCCCGCCTGTCCGTGTTCACCGGCCGGGACGGGACCCCCCGTGCATCCCTGGGGCTCTCCGCTGACGCTTGGGGCTTATGCCCGAAGACCCCACGCAACAACGGCCAGGCGCAGCAGGGCGGAGCGTTCGACTACGCCCAGCGGTCCGGCTACAGCGCCCCGGCCGGCGGTAGCGCCGACGACCCGTGGGCCACCGGGGGCCAGTTCAAGGACGAGCCCCCGTTCTAACCACACCACGGGGAGGCCCCAACCCTGGGGCCTCCCCACCAACCCCCTACCAAAACCGGAAGGAAGACCATGAAACTCCGTAACCTCGCCGCCGCCGTTGTCGCTGCCGCGGCCCTCACCCTGGCCGGCTGCTCGGCCGCCGACACCGCCTCCTGGAACATCAGCCAGGACTCCGACAACTTCAAGGTGACCCGCCGCGTGACGTTCGTCAACGGCATCACCGACAAGTACCTGTTGACCATCGAGGGCCTGTGCTCCATCAAGGACTCCAAGGAGGACAACTCCAAGGGCCAGCTCGAGGTCACCTGCAAGGTCGGTGACAGCACCTACAAGAAGCACTTCCTGGGCCTGTCCGACAACGTGACCTACGTGGTTGAGCAGACCGAGGCGTCCAAGACCGACCCCTACCACTACAAGGTGGTGTACCGGCCTGAGACGCTGGTTCCGGACATCGACGTCAAGACCAGTGGTAAGGAGGGCTGACCGTGAATCCAGATCAGTCGTTCGGTCAGCGGTTCAGTACCGCTATCGCTTACGTCATCATCGCCGCCATCGCGTTCGCCGTGTTCTCCCTGATCGTGTGGGGAATCGTGGCGATCTGGGTCCAGATCGTAGGAGCCATGGCATGACCAGTTGCCCGTTCGCCGCTGAGGCGGCGCGATACACGTACGACGTCCGAGAATGGGGAATCGCCACGTCCCCGATGATGAGCGTCGCCGCATGGCACGAGTCGCTTGGCACGCTGGGGCGCATGATCGACCGGGGGTCCGACTTTCGGCCAGGCGATGACCGACCCGATGTGCTGCTCCTCCGCAAGATCATCGATGACAAGGTCAAGAATGCCCTCATCCGTGTCGTCACCGAGTCGATCCTGCTGCTGATCCACCTCGGCGTCGAGGATCCGGCTGCCTTGTTCGCCGCCGAGTACGAGCGGGCCGCCGTCAAGCACCCTGGCATGACGTTGGACTGTGACGGTCCCACCGACGAGTTGCGCTTCTACGCATTGGCGGAGGAGGTGGGGGAGGTGTGCGCCGCCCTCACCTACGACAACAAGGCCGACACGGGCCACAACGCCGACCTCATCTCGGAGGTCACCCAGGTAGGGGCACTCGCCCTCGCCTGGCTCACCCGCCACCAGGAAGGCCCCCAAGCATGACCGCCATCCAGCAGCTCCAAACCGCCCTCGACGACTACGACGATGACGAGCTCATGCGAATCATCGAGGACGCGGACCTGGATGATGTCAGGTACCTGCGTGACCTTGCCCAGGAGGCCGTAGACATCGCAGAAGAGTACGAATACCACCTCGAGCGAGTGGAGGAGTCGTGACCGATCCGATTCGGCAGCGCCCCGCCGACCTTCAACGCGAGCTCGACGAAGCGAAAGCCTCCATCACCGTCACCTATTGGCACCTGTTCCAAACCACCGAGACCCTTCTCAAGGAGATCACTCGGCTATCCAGCCGCAACACCCAGCTCATGGCGGAGAACGAGAGACAGCGCGTGCTGCTCGCTGCCCTGAAACGGGAGCCCGCCACACCGCGCACCATCAGCGGCGGAGAAGACTCCCGCGATCTGCCTGCCGGGACCGTCGTCATCGACAATGCCGGCGTCGCCTGGCAGTGCGACGATGGCGGCCTTTGGACCCCCGCCGAATTCAACCCCACAACGACCGACGACCACCTAGAGGCCGCATATGGCCCCTACACCATCGTCCACACCCCCAAGGAGGAGTCATGACCGACCCAATTCAGCAGTGCCCCGCCGACGCCGATGTGATTGCCGCGAGACTGAAGGAATACCTAGGTGCTGACTACTTTGCCGGGGCGATCAAAAATGTCTACGCACTCATCAACCACATCGCCTTCCTTGAAAGGCAGGTAGTCGACCTGAAAGGCACAATCGCCCGCATGCAGGAGGAGAACGCCAATGAGTGACAAGACCGCTATCCTCGACAAGCTCAAGGAATACGAGAAGACAGGTCACTACGACGGTGCGGTTGGCGACATCTACGCGCTCATCCACCACATCGCCGCCCTCGAAGAGGAAATCGACGACCTCAAGGAAGCCGCCGTCCCGCGCACGGTGGAGGGAGACGGTAGCGACCTACCCGCTGGGACCGTCGTCATCGACAAAATCGGCGACGCCTGGCGAAGGTACCGCCTGGAAGGGTGGGTACCGACCGGAGACGGCCCCTATGACTCCCTCCCGGAATCGTGCGCCCCCTACACCATCGTCTACACCCCTACCCCTAAGGAGAACACCAATGACTGAAGACACCGTCGGCTTCCTACGCCGAGAGAACTCGGACCTCCGCCTGGAGGTCGAGCACCTACGAGAGAAGACCGAGCTCATGGGGCAGGAACTTGCCGTCCTGCGTGAGCGCGACTTCCTCGGCCGGCTCCTCGAAGAGCGGCACACGGCCAAACGGATATCCCTTCTCCCCTACCTCAAGCAAATGGTCGCCGACATCAGTGATGACCGGATCGTTGAGGATGTGAAGGCCGGCCACACTGGCCGTATCGGCACCATCCGCGGCGTCGCCATCGAACTGCTCTGCCAGTTGCAGGAGCTCTGCGATGAGCTTCAGCGGACGCGTGATCTTGTCCCGGAAACCATCGACGGCGGGGAGGACTCACGGGACGCGGCTGAGGGGACGACAGTCGTCGACCCTGACGGGGAGCCTTGGGTGTTCGATGATGGCGGTTGGGTGCGCCTGTACCCATACTGCGAGGAACTGCGACACGATGAGCTACAGGAGCAGTACGGCCCTTACACCATCGTCTGGACCCCTGAGGAGAGCACCAATGAGTGACGAACTGACCACGAAGCAGCTCATCGAGGACACCGAGTCTGCTATCGCTGACTGGGAGGAGGGGGGAGGCTACCGCGGCGAATACGACTTCGACGCAGAACGCGCCCTGGTCAAAGACCTGCGCACCCTCCTCGAAATCACCAAGACAGCCCTAGAGCCGAACATGACCGTCCGATGCCCGAGCAGCATCACCCACCCCGGAGCGACGATGTGCCTCAAGGCGGATCACGTCTACATCCATGTTTTCGATGACCAGTTTGCCGTGACGTGCGACCCATGTGGCACTCAGAGCGTGACAGTCGAGGTGACCGGCCAGGTGATGTTCGGCCTGCGGGCACTGCCGGTTGACGGCGATATCGTGGAGGGCGCCCGATGAGCACCGTTGACCGTACTGCCAACCCATACGAGATCGGCGTCGCCTACGTCGACGGCAAGCCCCTCGGCAAGGTCATCCGCTCCGACTTCGTCGAGGAGCCCAACGACACGACCCTGACTCGGGGCATCATCGAGAAGCTCTTCAAGGAGGAGTCGCTCGCGCTCACCGCTGTCTCCTACCGCGAGGGCGGCTACGAGATCACCCGCTCCTACGACCACGAGCGCAACCTCATCGCCACCACCATCCGCCCGTTGGGGACACCCTGTGGCTGACGACAGCGGGCCGCTGGTGGACACGCAGGCTGCGATCCTCGCCGCCGGGGTCTCCAAGCGCACCCTGCACCGCAGGGTCGCC